AGCGTCAGCGTGCTCCAGTCGACCGAAATCTCTGCCTTGGCTTCGTCCGGATCGGCGACCGCGCGGGTCGCCTGATGCCCGCGCATAAAGCCCGCCGCGTCGAGGCGCGCCGCCTCGCCGGCCGTTAGCTCCTTCTTCAAGTCAACCCAGAAGGCGCGCCCGCCGTACGCGAGATCCACGCGCGTTGTCTCGGGCTCGACCGTCCAATAGCTACTCATGCGTACACCTCCGCTTCGCGGCTGATATGCGGTTTCCCGTTCACGCGAATCGTCATCCTCTCCCCGTCGATCGTCGCGCTCGCCTGTGGCCACTCCCAGCGAAAGCGGCCAAAGGCGAGCGTCAGTGTGAGCGGATGCTGGTGCATCCAGTACCAGTCGGCCGCGTCGACATGAGCGACGACGACGAATAAGAGCCCGGCGAGTGTGTGCGTGACCTCGAGATGCCACGCGCCGAGACGAGCGGCCGACTGATAGCCGACTCGGAGCTCGCCGCTCGACCCCGTCGCGCGCATCGATGATTACGCCGGATTCTTCGCGAGCTGACCATCGCCGCTGAAATCAACCGAGAAGTTCTCCTTCCCGGTCACCGACCCGTCGATGCTCACGGCGGGCCAGATGTTGCCGTAATAGTACCGTCCCGTCTGCGCGGCCGCTGGATAGAGATAGAACTTGGCCGAGGTCGACGCCATCGCCGCATCCCAGAGCGTATCCTGCGCATCGTCGAAGTTCCCGGCGAATGAGCCGGCAAACCGCGAGAGGCCCTTGAGTCGCGTCTCCCACGAGTCGCCGAGCGCCGGATCCGGTTCCTCGTCGAACTCGACATCGATCGTCCACTCGGCGGCCTCCGAGATCGGGACGGCCGCGCTCGTCCCGTCACTCATATAGAGAACGGATCCTTTACCGTGTAGCGTCGCCATCGTCGTCGTCTCCCTTTGTCTCTCGCCCTCAGGCCGACGCGGCTAACGGCCGCGAGGCCATCCCGACGTATGCTAGCAGTGTCTCAAGCCGCGCGTCGAACGTCTGTGGCGCCACCATCGTCCGCGCCATCGCGGCTAGCCGCGCGCGATCGGCTGGCCGACTCTGCCACTCACGAATCCGACTCTCTAGCTCCGCCGCGTCGCGAAAGGTCGGAACGCACTCGTCATACGTCTCAACCAGTTCTGCGCGGGGATCCGAGAGCTGAAACGCCCCGCAGGCCGCGAGCTCGTAGGCCCGTGGATTCATCGATTCCGCCCGCGGGTGCGTCCGATGCGGATTCAGGCAGATCGCGGCCGAGGCATAATAGCCGGCCGCCTCGATATTGCGCACGCAGAGATGCTCGTAGAACCGCCCGATCGGCGAATCCTCCGGTGACGGCGGCGCGACCCACGTCCCGATGAGTCTGACCGTAAGGCCGGTCCAGTCGACCTGCTCGAGGAGCCGAATCCGCTCCGACCAGAACGTCCCGATCAGGAGCACGTCGCACGGCCGTTCGGTCGCGCTGACTGGCCGATGTACCGCCGGATCATAGGCGGGCGGCAGGTAGATCCAGCCATCGCGCGCGGACGTGCGCTCGTTGGTGAAGCAGATCATCTCGGGATAAACGGCGTGGAACGCCCGTTGCTCCTCATCATTATAGGGCGACTCGGTAAAGAGGACGGCCGTCCGAATGTGGGCGCGCCGGAGAAGCCAGATCGCGTCCGGGTGGAGCGCCATGCCGGAGATAATCAGGACGAGATCGGCGCGGTGTCTCAGCGCCTCGACGACGACATTATCCGATGCCTGTCGTGTCAGGAGATTGAGATTCGCGGCCTTCTCGTCTCCCAGCGCCGCCGCGTGATACCGCAGGCGCGCATAGAGTCGATAGTCGTAGACGTCATACTCACGACGCCTCTCCAGCGCCGTACGGAACCCGCGCGCCACGTCGAAGGTCGAGAATTCCGCTGCGCTCCAGACAAAGAGAATCCGCGGGCGACCGGTCATCGCGTCACCTCGCAGAAATAGCCGGTCGCGGCCCGCGTCAGCGAGGCGAAGCCGAAGCACTCGAAGCGGCGCAGCAGGTCATAGAGTGCCGCGCCCTCATCCGTCCACCGGCACGCGAGTACACGGATACTCGCCCAGTCGCGAAAGAGGACACGCCAGCCCTCGGCCGTAAAGCGCCAATAATCCCCGTAGTGGCGACGACCGTGCCACGGCCAGAGAAACGGCGACGTGACCAACGCCAAGCCACCGGGCCGTATGACGCGAAAGAGTTCACGTACGGCCGCAACGGGATCGAGGCAGTGCTCGAGCACTTCGGTCACAATCGCCGCATCGACGGTCTGCGGCGCGAACGGCAACGCGCAGAGATCGGCGGAGACGTCAGCCTGATCGTCGAGGCCGACCGTCCGGTACCCGACCCCGATCCAGCGCCGCGGTGATTCGACGCCGACGTCAATGACGACGTCGGCCGCGCCAAGGCGCGCGCGATGCGTCCAGATCCAGTACTCGAGCTGGAGACGATGAAAGTCCGGTACGAAGGCGTGGAGATCTGGCGTACGCTGATACCAGTCATAGAGCATCGCATAGCGGCTCGTCTGCGTCAGGCCAGGAAGCAGGACGTCGCGCGGCGGCGCTGGGAGCGGCGCCTCGTCGACATCGGTCGCGACCGCATGCATCCTCTCGGCCGCGAGATCATCCACGATTGCGTTCACGCTGCCCCTCGTCATCGATCGTCATCTCGGAACTCCCACGTGCCGCCGCGCAGATGACGCATCGGCCCTGCCGATCGACGTCGGATACGTACACCGCGCGACCGCAGATCCGACAGGTGGTTACGGTGACGTGGTCGTCCGTCGTTCTCGCCATCGAGCCTTAACTCGGTACCTTCTCGACCTCGACGTTACATCCGTAAATCGCCCGGTCGTTCTCATCGCGGAACAGCAAGCCTGGTGACTGCAGGACGGTGACCGCCCGGTAGCGGATGCCCTCGATCGTCTGCCCCGCGACCTTCGTCAGCGCTTCGACAACGGTCCGCGCCGTCGCGATCGCGCCCGCCTCACTCGGATCCCGTACCGTGACCTGAAGCCGCGGTCGCTCGAGCGTCCAGCCGTTCGATCCGCACGTGAGTTCCGGCGGGCTGCCCGGATACTGCGTAATGCCAATCGCGGTCGCGACGCCAGCCGGGATGGTCCCGGCAAAAATCGACGTCCCGACCGTCCCGATCCCAAGGTCCTGGAGGTACTTGGCTATCTCACGGTCCGCTGGCATACTCTCAGACTCGCGCTAGAATATCGCGCCGTGGGTACGGGCCCCACCGGTCGCCATCTCGAAGACTTCGATCGCGTACTGCCCCTTCCGCTCGACAACGACCGATTCCAGGTACTTCGCTTGGCCGACGTCATGATGCGCCTCGAGGCGCTCGTGAACGGCCGCCGCATACGGGGCGGCCGGGCCACCAAAGACGAGCCGCACGATCTGGTCCGGCCCGCGTACCTCCGGACCGATGACGACGCCGCTCGATCGGAGTGTTCCCGTGTCGACCGGCGTTCGCCGCTTCGCCTCAGTCATCCAGACCTCGCCGACCGAGCGCATCGCTCGCCCGACCGGCGACGGCGTCAGCGCCGCGAATCGACGTTCGATCGTCGCGCGGAGCCGATGAAAATCCTTGAGCTCGAGACGAATCGGATCGGCTGCCATCAGACGTAGATTTCGACGTGGTGATTCCCCGCCTCGTCCGCCTGGCGCCCGACAGCCCAGAACGGCGGCTGCTGCGGGTCGAAGCCGGCCGGGAGCGTCAGCCGCCCGGCCGGGTTGATCGCCGCCGTCGTGCCGACGAGAATGCGCCATTTCGCCTGCCGCTCCTGGAGGTTTGGCCCACGGACGATGACCTCACCCTTGACGGGCTCGATCCGGCACGGGTAGGACGTCGACGACCCGTAGTTCGCCTGGCCGCGCTCGGTAAACGTCCCGTCAGGGGCCGCGATCAGAATCGTATCCGGCATCAGCTCTAGGAGTTCAGACTCCATCATGAGTCTCGAAGCCGCGAATCTGCGTCCGCTGAAACCAGTGCCACATCTGATCGACCTTGATCCGGATCTCCGATACTGCCCGTGCCACCCGCCAGAGGACGGTCGTGACCGTAATCATGTGCGTCACGATCGAGAGCGCAATGACGATCGCACCAAGGTCGCTGAGCGATACCTGCATCGGTTGGTCTCCCATTCCCATTGTTCTCCCGCATGCGTCGGCGATGTTATGGCTCTCACTCCTCGTCGAAGCCTCGCGCTGGGGGAAGCGCCGAGGCGTCCTGGTGGATCCGGCTAAACACGTCCGGCCGGATCAGATCGGCATCCTCCCAGATAGCGTCCCGGTCGGCCGTATAGATACCACCGGCCGAGAGGATCTGGTGCGTCGCGCCACGCGCCCGGAGGCGATCCGCAATCGCCCCCCAGGTCTTCGCCGCCTGATCGTACGTCAGCGACAGGCTCCCGACCGATTTCGCGGTGAGCCCGCGAAAACGCGTCGCGAGCGCCTCGGCGCACAGCGCGGCGGCCAGATAGACGTTCGCTTCGGTCGCAAGCGCCCACAGGATCTCGCCGTTATCGAGCAGATTCGGCCGCGCGGTGGTATTCGTCGTATCCTGCAAGAGGAAACGGACGCGGTCCGTATCGCTCCCGAGCGCCGGATCGTAACTAAATGGCATCGCGCGCGCCTTATCTGCGATCGAACTCGGCCGTGACCGAGAAGGTAAACGAGGCGGCCCCGCCGCCAGGATCGACGATCACCCACTTGACCCGCAGCGGAAAGCCGATCTTTCCGCCCTGGAGTACGCCAACAGCTATCGCCGCGTCCTGCGGCGCGTGGAGCTCGCTTTCCGGTGAGACGTCTCGGTACCACTCGCCCACGAATGTCTTCGCCCCGCCGTTCCCGAGTACCTGCGTGAAGTGGACGAGGTCGTCGAAGTTCGTCCCGTCATAGCTCTGCTGGATGTAGACATCGAGCGTATCGGTGGCCTCAGTCGCGGCGGCCGTGACGCGGAGGACGAATCGCGCCCCGCGGATCAGCTCCGGATTCGCGATTGGCGCCGGGGATAGTGGCCCGCTGTCGCCGCTCGTCCCGCGAGCGGCCGAGGCGACCAGCGTGATCATCTAGCCCGTCCTCCATTCGCTCGTCCGCCACAGCCAATCCTCGTCGCGCGTGAGCCACTCCCATGCCCACGCGATCAGGAACGCGATGCCGACCATCGGCAGATACCACTGATGCTCGTTCAGCTCGCTATGCGGCGTCTGGAGCGCCAGTCGCGGCCCGACGGCGATGATTGGCCAGAGCAGCGCGAGCCCGAGTAGTGGCGCCGATGACCAGCAATGCCAGCCGACCACCGCCGTCATCGCGAGGATCGCGCCGCAGGCGACGAGCGCGGGAAGCGGTAGCCGATAGTCCCAGTCGACCGCCAGCGGCCAGATCGGGACGAGTGACGTCGTCCAGAGCCGATAGGTCGCCGCCGCTTGCGTGCCCGCCCACGCGATCCAGGTCACCTCATATGACGGATCGAGCCGATTCCCGGCCCCCCCGCCGACCACGAGCACGAGGCCGACCGCCGTCACGACCGCGAGGAGCGGGCGTCGTACCAGCGGCCTGACGACCGGCCACACGCCAGCGCGCGCGGCCTCGAAGGCCTCGGCCCAGCTCGGCCCCGGCCGCGCCCGCGCCGCGACCACGAGTGGCAGGAGCGCAACGCCGACGACCGCCGACTGCTTCGCCGTGAGTCCCACAATGAGGAGCGCGATCGCGAGGGTCCGATATCGGCCGATCCAGAGCAGGCACGCTGCCAGGACGGCGGCGGCCGCCAGCATCTCGGCCCGCCCGGAGACGACGTAGGCGAGCGCCTGCGTCGCGACCGCGTTCAGGAGAAAGGTCGCGGTCCCGGCCCAGGCCGCGCCTTCGCTGGCCCCCACGCTGCACAGTAGCAGATAGACGAGCGCGCCGACGACGACGTGGAGCGCGAGATTGACGCTCCGGATCGCGATCGGCGACTGTCCGGCCTGATGCGCGAGCGTCCACGGGGCGAGCTGCCGTAGGCCGAGCGGCGACGTCTCTGGCCCCCAATCCCACCGATCCTCCCAGACCGGGCCGGCCCCGAGCGGTCGCGATTGCGCCCAGCACAGCGCCGCGATGAGTACGGTCGCCCCGACGAGACGCCAGACCCAGCGTACCATCACGGCACGCGCGCCTCGATGATACCGGCATAGCTCAGCAATAACATGGTCGACTCGATGATCGGCGCCGACAAGGCCCGCTCATGGTCAGTTACGCCTGGGAGCCGGAGTAGCTGATCGGCGATCTCAATCTCGCGCCGCGCCTCCTGGAGTCGCCCGGCCGCGATGAGGGCGACGGCGTAGTTGAGCCGCGGGCGCGGCTTCGCGGGCGCGATCCGCACGGCTTGGCCCCACAGCTCGACGTCGGACGTCCACGTCGCCGCCGCGCGATGGCCCGCGACGACGTGCGAGGCCAGGAGGACAAGGATCAGCGCGATCCGCATCGCCAGCTAGCCTCCGTCACCACTACAGCTCCGTCCGGATCACCCGGTAGAGCACGTGGATCGTGACGGTATTAGCGGCATTCCCGCCACCGAGGTTATTGTAATTCCCGTCGTTGAGCGCCGACAGGACGATCGCAGCGTTCGAGAGCTCCGTCCCGGTAATCACCGTATCAGGAGGGAGCGGGCCGAAGCGAATGATCGCATCCCCGGCCGCATCGACGAAGCCGGTGGTCTCGATCGTATTCGACGCGACCTCGTCGCTGCTCGTCCGGTAATACAGCCGCCAGTTGTCGTTACCGCCCGTCTCCGTATAGGCTGCGGTGCGGTCGAAGACCATCAACCCGCCGAGCACTTCCGTCAATGTGCCCGCCCCCTGCGCCGGCACGACGGTAATCGCCGTCGTCAGCAGCGACGTCACGTTCGCGTGCGTCAACTGCGTGCGACTCACGCGCAAGAGTGAGGCCCCGGGCGCGCCGTAGCCCACCACGATCCCGCCGCTCCCGAGGAGCCCGGTCGTCGACCCGCCCGTCACCGCCCAGGACGGCTGCGCGCGCAGGACGAGACTCGGCATCAGGCCTACGGCGAGGAGGAGCACGCCCAGCAGCATCGCCGCCGGATAGCGGCGGAACCCATCGATCAGTCGCGTCACAATTCGCCTCCCTCTCTCCCGCTAGGCCCGCGCGGCTGCCGTCTTCGTCAAATCCAGCGGGGCTAGCTCGTCCTCGAGCCGGTCTCGCCGATCATCGGCTGCGTCGGCCGCTGCGCCGGCGGCCTTCGCCCACTCATCGAGCCGGTTCCGGTACGTATCGATCGATTCACCTGGTTCGCGCTCTGGTGCCGGCGGCGGCACGAAGCGCGTCGCGACATGCCGCGCCTTGGCGTGCCCATCCCGCAATGACATCTCGACGAACGTACACCCGCAGGCGGCACATTCGTACGTCGTCTGATCCTCACCAAGCGGTACGAAGTACCGGAGATCGAACATGCGCTTGTCGTTCAGGGCTCCGGTGAGACGAAAGACCTGACCGCGGTCGAGCGACTGGCGCCCGTAGTCGAATGTCCGGAGCGCCACCATCGGGACGTTCGGCGGCGTCCCGCGCTCCGCGATGGTCGCCGGCACGCGACTAGCCGCGCCCATCACCGCGGCCGCCGCCGCATGCGCAACCGCCCGCGAGGCCGGGGCCTGACCGATCGCTCCGGCGGCCTTCTCCGCCGCCACGCTCTGCTTCGCCATATGATGTCTCCGCCTCTACGCGACTGCGTCCTCGAGGAAGGCGCCCGCGCGCGCCGAGGTTCGCTTCTGGTCAAAGTACGTGTTCGCCTCGACGATATCAACTTCGCGCTCCTCATCGCGCATCGTCTTGATGTACTGGATCGCGTTCGGCACCACCCGCCAGACGAACGTGTAGCCGGCCGCCGGCGTCAGGAGCGACGGCGCGCTCGGCACGTAGATCAGGAGCGCGTGCTTGCCCCAGATCCGCGTATAGGTCACCGACGCCTCCGCCGTCCCCTCGACCGTCGTCGTATAGATCGAACGGCCGACGAGGTAGCTGTCCAGCTCGAGCAAGGACGCAATGAGATCGGGCGTGAGCTGGGCACGCTGTGTGTACTTGATCCGGTCGACCAGCGCCGGATGATTCTTCAGTTTGATGTGCGTCTGTTTGCCGACGACCATCTTGTTCGGTTCGACCGAGGCGAGCGCCTCAACCGTATCCTTGTAGGTGTCGACGTCGACGTCCGGCGTCGAGCCGGCGTAGTCGCTCCATTTGGTGAAGTTCACGCCGCCGTCGACGTCCGTCGTCCAGATCCCGGTCGCGAAATGATCAGTCGCGAACTTGACCTCGCGCCGCATCTGGACCTTGTCGGTGACGAACTGCGTCGCGGTCGTGTCGAGGTCCCACGGCGCATCAGCGTTCCGCCGTAGCTCGTCCGGGATCTCGAACCGCCGTGAGAAGCGGTTCGCGAAGTAGGTATCCGTCGTGTCGACGGTAAACCCACCACCCTCCGACTTCGTGCCAGGCGCCCGGACCTTCGAGTCATCGCGGAAGAAGGCCGACTGGTTGAATTTCGGCACGATGTCCGACTGCTTGTTGACCGGCACGATCGGAAAGATCTGATCCGCGACGTACGACGAGTTCCGGTACCCGATACTGACGGTCGTCAGCAGGGTATTAACGTGCAGATCCTGGGGCGTTGGCTGACCCGGCATGTGTCGCTCCTTTAAGTCTCAGGCGGCCTCCGCGCCGCGTGTGTTCCCGTGTGATGTCGCGTCTACGCGACCGACACCCAGCTCGGCGGGAAGATCATCACCGTGATAATGTCGCCCGTGGCGCTCGTGGCCGCTTGCTCCGCCATCGCGCACACGACCGCGTTGTCCGCCAGCGGCATCTTCGTGATGAGTCGCCCGTCCGTGTGCGGGCCGAGCGCATCGCCGATCGCGATATCTGTCGTCGCTTCGACGTTGGCTTTCGACCAACCCAGCGCCATGACCTCCGCCGCACGGCCAGCGGCCGCCGGCTTGTTCTGCAGCAGGCCGATCGGCCTGTCGGTTGCCGCCGCCACGATCGCCACCTGCCCGGCCGTCGCACCGTGCTTCATCAGGAAGTACTGATAGCTCGAGTAGTCGGACGGCGCCGCGTACGTCCGCGTCACCCACGCTTGTTCAGTCGCCATACTCGTCTCACTCCCACGCGGGGCGTCCCGCGTTCTGGTGCTCGCCGAGGGGCGACCCCCGACGAGCCTGGGTTAACCTTCGCCGACCGCGACCGCGATCAGGCGCCGGGACCGATACGCCGTCCACGCCTCAGCGCGTGTCCGAAAACACCGACCCTGACTCCACGCCATCAACTCCTGATGCCCGACGAATCCCAACACCTCGAATCGCCGAGCCATGCGCAGGAACGACTCGCGATCCGTATGTCGTTCGCACGGCCCGCCACAGTATGGGCACCGGAGCATCCATCCCCCACTCGGCGAGGCGGCAACCGCCGCTCGCGACGCCTCGTCCCACCATAGGCACGCCGTCCCGTACGCGATCACACGCGCCTGAGTCTTACACCCTGACCAGCGTCTCGCGCCGATAGCGCTCGTAGAGCGCGGGATCGGCCGCGAAGACCTGCCGCATTGCCTCGTCGCGCGTGAGCCGCTCGCTCTTCGCCAGCGCGGCGTCGACGCGCGACGCGACCTCGCCAGCCGCCGTATCCGCCGGGGCATTGCCCGCGCCAGTCGCCCCGATCTCGCCCATCAGCGTCGCGGCGTTCTGCTGCGCCAGCTGCGCCTTCCACAGCTCGCGGATGCGGTCGGCTGCCTCCTGGCCGACCCGCTCTTCGATTGCCTTCAGTATGGCCGCATCCTTCGCCGGATCGACGCCGATGGCCTTGTAGCCCGAGACTTCGTCAGCGAACTTCCGCAGCGCCTCGGCCTCGGCGAGCTTCGCCGCTGCGTCTGTCGCGGCCTTCGTCGCCGCCTCGGCCTTCTCGAGTCGCGCCGCGAGATCGATATTCGTCTTCCGCAGCTCGTCGGCGTCGGCCTTGGCCTTGGCGAGCTCCGTCTGCACGGCCTCCGGGATCGGGGCCTCGGGCGTACCAGCAGCCGCCTTCTCGAGCGCTGTGACCGCCGCCTCATCGGCGCCGAGCACACGCCCGAACATCGCCGCGATCTGCTGCCCCATCCGTGCGAGCGCGCCCGCATCCGGCTTCGTCTGCTTCTCCATGTGCCTCTCTCCTTCGGCTTCGGCGATGATCTCGCCCAGCGTCTTGTAGAGCGTCCGTAGCTTCTCCAGGCGCGTCGCGCTGATCTTGCGCCCGATCTTCTCGACCGACTGATCGAGCAGCTCGGCCATCATCACCGGTAGGCTGGCCGCGACCGCCGCCGTAAAGTCCTGGATGGCCGTCCGCATCGACGCCGGCTTGTCCTCGTCGGTGCTCTCCAGCACCGAGTACAGCGTTTCCGTCAGTGCACCGAAGTGATCACCGAGCGCCGCGAGCAGCCCGTTGATCCGCCGCCGTAGCATCGCGTCATCAAACGTCATCGGGTGTTCCATCTTCTCGGCCGCCTCGATGCCGGAGGCGCGCGCCGCCGCGAGAAGCGTCCGCCGAGCCCTCGCCTTGTCAGCCTCCGACGCCTCGATCTGATTGAGCCGCGCGAGCGCGTTTCGGAGATGCGGGAGATCGATCTCGCCGTCCGCATTCCGGTACGGCAAATGCCGGAGGCTCCGCGGAACCGTCTTCCCTTCGTCGTCCTTCTCGCCTCCTGGCGAGATCACCGCGAACGCGCTATCAGGGAGATCATTGACGTAGGCGGTCGTCCACGCGGTTTTACCGATCGCGACACGTTGCTTCTCGTTCTCGCTCTTCGGGGCCGCCGCCTTGACGATAAGCCAGCGCCTCCGGTTTGCCGGGCTGTCGACGGCCGAGACATTCTTCACCGAAACATTGACGAGACGGCGCGTCGCCATCCTCAGGCTGCCTCCTCAACGCGCGTCGCGTACCCAAACATCGATAAGCCCGTCCGCTCGCCCGCCTTGATCTTCGCCCACATCGGCTCCGACCAGCGTACGCCCAGGAGCCACGCGCCCTGCTTGACGACCTGGCCATTGATCGTCAAATCAGTTGGCGCGAGGTAGCTTTCAACGATCATCCCAAGATCGTCATCAATCTGTCGATGTTGATCGTCGAGCCCAGCACCTTTCTCGAGCGCGTCAAGTACGTCGCTCACCTCGCTGATATCTACGACCAAGCTCTCGCCGTCCTCAACCGAGAGCGCCGCGTCGACGATTGCCGTCGCCGATTTCGCGAGGCCCTGGAGCCGTGCGAGGAAGCCCCAAGCTGCGTCACGGATGGTATCCGCCGTCGCGAATTCCTGCTGCGTGTCGATCGTATCCGGCTCGTAGACGACGCCGAGCGTATAGCGCAGCTCCGGCTCAGACTTGCGAAGGATCAACATCTCGGCCGTCGCCGCTTTTGCCACCTCGAGCTCGGTCCGGAAGTCGTGCTCCTTCAGCCACCGCCGGCTCGCCGCCGGCGTAAACCGCTCCGCATCGAAGCGGATGGACTGGATTTCGCTCCCGCCATCCTCCTTGATACCGACGACGGCATCGATGCCGTCGGTCAGGTGCTTCCGGCGAAACCGGACGTACCCGGTCGGATCCGTCTGTCTGGCCGCGTGCTCGGTCTGATAGGGCATGAGCGAAAAAGAAACGAGCCGCCAGATCGCGAGGATTCCTCGCGATCTGGCGGCTCCACACTTGCGCCGCCGACAACCTTTAGCGAATCACATTACCACAAAACCGTCAGTCATGGAAAGCAACGTCAATTTTCGTGCCCGCCCGGTTAATTAAACGGCCCTGGGGCCACCGGCCAAACGGGGCTGGGACGACCCCGTTCTCCCAGCGGCCGATGCCCCAGGGGCCGACTCTAGCCACCCGTGCCGTTCCCCGGTATCCGCTCGAACTCCGGCCGTACGATCACGGCCCGGACCTTGGCCGTACCGGGAATCAGCTTGATCTCAAACGTGATCGCGCGGAGCGTCGCACTCGCATTGAGTTCGGTCGCCATCACGCGCAATTCGTCGCGGAGGGCGGTTGCGATCGCTTCGGTCCGCGTCATCGCTAGTGAATCCGTTCAGCCGAGTGGCGGTCGATAATCTGTCGCCACGCCACCGGCCCGCTCGGATCGAGGATGAGCGGATGCGTCACGCCGCACGGGCAGGGACAATCCAGGACGACGGGCTCCCCTCGTTCGCTCATCGCGATCGCTCTCGCGCGACGAGGCCGACGGCACAACGGCACTGCGGATGGAGTGGCGGCTGTAGGATTCCCGCGAATCCCTCGATGGCAAATGCCTCGTCGATCTCGGCTTGGAGACCGTCGAGCGGCTCACATAGCACGCAGAGCCGGTCATCCGGAGTTGTAATCCAGCTCTTGACCAGATCCGGATCGATGAGCCCGTCGCCACGCGCCTCGCGCCACGCGTCGACCTGCCCCGCATTCGAGGCGTAGAGGGTCTCTGTTCGCGCGATCATTTCGGTCCGAATTTTCAGGGCGCGCCTGGCTTCACGGATGAGGCGATGCGCGGCAGCCTCGTCGGAGAGCCCGGCGGCCTTCCAGGCGTCGTAATGCGCAAGCAAGGTCCGGCCCTGGCGTGGCGTCACGCCGACGACCGCCCGGAGCTGTCGCGCGAGCAGCCGCGGCGGGATTCCGCGCTCGAAGGCGGCAGCGGTATAGTCGCGGATCGCGGCTTTCGTCTCGCTCCCGACAGCCGTCACGCGCGTCGCCGCTGTTGTCCGCGCCCACTCGACCGCCTTCGGATTGGTCTCATTGAAGCGCCCGATCAGGCGTGCCGTCTCCGGACGCGGGCGAGCCTTCCCGATCCTCTCGCGCGCAATCTGACGGACGGCCGCTTGGGCGGCAGCGGCGTAGGCGTATCGGAGAATCGGCACAATCTCCTCGAGCGCGGCCTCTAGCCCGGCATCATCGATGGAGCCATCCTCGAAGACGGTCATGGCCCGCAGCGCGCGCGCGAGCATGCCTCGGAGACGCGGATAGACGGCATCCGCGACACGATGGGAGAGACGCCAACCGGCCTGCGGGGAATCGCGGTCAACGAACGTCACCACGGACCGACCTCGAGGAGTCGACGCGGGCCGGTCTGCCGCCGACCAGACCAGCAACGAAGCTGGCGCGCCCCGATCCGTGGCGAGACGATCAACCCGCCCAGCACGTGTAGCCCTCCGCCTGGAGCTGCGCGAGCGCCCGACCTTGGGCTTCAGCCGAGTCGCACTCGACAATGATGCGATACGTCTCCGTCGCCTCGAAGCCCACGAGGCGCTTCCCTTCCTCTCGCAGTACGGCCGTCAGCTGCCGGAGGTCGTCCGGCATGTGCTCGACCAGTGCCGCCAGCTTCTCGTGATCGGTCCCAGCCAGATCGCCGACCGGATCGAGCGTCGCGAGAATCGCGGTCTCCTCTTCGGGCGTGAGATCGACGTAGACAACCGGCACGGGCGTCTCCTCATCCCGGCTGAGCGCGAGCTGAACGCGCAGGTGGCCGTCGACCATCGTCTCGACGTGCCGATCCCGGCCCCACGCCTGATCGGTCCGCAAGTTGACGATGACCGGCGCGACAAAACCGACGCGTCCGAGAAGACCGCCGAGCACCTCCTGCTGGGCCATCGGATGAATACGCCAATTCGCCGGGTTCGCGAGGAACTCCCGGGCCGGGAGCGTCCCACTCCGGACAATGCGATTCCCCCACGGAGCTGGACGCGCGCGTGTCATCGTTTCGGGCCTCTCCGCTTGGGCTCGGACATTAGTCGTCTTCATTGAGCAAGACGAGGATCTCATCGTCATCGAGCATCCACGAGACGCGAGCGATACCATGCAGGCGCGCTGGGCTCCCACGGATCGTCCCGCTCAGCGAGATAGTCACCGGCGTCGGCGTAAGACGGAGAGCCCACAATCCCGCATCCGCGATGCCGACGACCGGTGCCGGGGCGACGACAACCGTCGGCGCGTACTGTCCGAAGGCGATCCCGCCACACATGAGCCGTGCCTGTTACCGATGCGCCAGCGTATCTCTATGGGATACGCCGGTCGTCATGAGACGAAACTCGCGATACCACGCGTCCGCGCTCGACGGATCGAGCCGCGGCGAATCCGCGAACCACGGCCCGCCGAGCGTATAGTGCAGGATCTTCGCATCCGGGTTCGGGACGTATTCGCCGACGAGCCAGTTCCAGTCCAGCGGAATGACGCCGATTGTCGGCTGGACCCAATTCGTCTCGTCCGCGTCGACATCCTGGGATGCCCAGCCGAATTGATGGAGCCACGCGGCGCTCCGTCGGCTGACCGTCTCCGGCGTCAGGCGTCGTACCTGTTCGTGCCCGCAGTCGAAGAGCATGAGGCTCGACCAGTTCTTCCGCGGGTACGCGATCTGCGGCTGACCGAGGAACTTCGTGCGCGTCGTCGGCGTATAGTCGTGCGGGCAGACGTAGACTGGCCGACCGGGCTCGGCGAGCGCATAGAGCATCAGCTCCCAGATATCGGCCTGGCAGAGCATGTCGCAGTCGAGAAAGAGCGCGTAGCCGCGATAGCCGGCGAGGTAGGGTACGAGGAAGCGCGTGAAGCTAAACGCGGTCGATTCCGTCGGCTGCCTAGACCGCGTATAGAGCCCGGCGCTCCGAAGCTGTGGCTGAATTAACGGCTGGATACTCACCGGCTTCGTGGCGCGCGTCAGAATTGAATGCGCGCAGACGTGATAGGCGACGGCCTCGCTCGAGTCGTAGCCGATAAAGATCCGCAACGCTGAGCTGTCCATTATGACCCTCCGAAGGCTCCGCGCGTCATGCCGTCTGCCCCATCGACTGTTCATATCGGGCGACGCGCGCGGTCGGCCACGCGAGACCCAGCCGCGTGCGGACGGTCATCTCGACCTGATCGCGGAGCGTGACGAGCTGATCCGCCGAGAGGTCGTCCGTCCAGACGAAGGACCGATAACGGCCAGGCGCGCCCTTGTAGTAGGCCATCTCTCGGTCGAACCGCACGTCGCTCTGATAGAGCGCATCGCCGCTCTTCGCGCGATAGCTCCACGTCCGGTCGCCAATCTGCGTGGCCTCGTCGTAGTAGGGCGTGCCCGGATAGGTCGTAATTACACTCACGCCGAGGTCGTGGGGGCGCACCGCGAGGAGCCAATCGATCATCGCCCGTACCGAGTCGAGACTCTCGCCAGGATGACCGAGGCTCATCAGCGCCTTGACCCGTAGCCCGTGCCGCCGGGCGATCTCGACGCAGCGAGTATTCTCCTCTTTAGTCGCGCGCTTGTTCATGTTTTGTAGAATCCGTTCATGGCCGGACTCAAAGCCGACAAAGATCGAGCGGAAGCCGGCCGCGACCATCAGCCGCGCCTGCTCGTCCGTGAACAGCTCGGCCTTGACGTGGCCGCGCAGCGTCCATGTTACGCCCAGATCGCGCGCGGCACGCGCGAGGCCATCCATGAGCGCCGGCATCGACGTCGGGATATTGACCTCATCATCGACGAACATAAAGCCGGTGGCGCCGTAGCGCCGGTAGAGCCCGACCAGCTCAGCGATGACGTGCGCGGCCGGCCGCTGACGGACCCGTCGATAGGTCGCGCTCAGGCGACCACCGCAGAAGCCGCAGCCGAAGGGGCACCCCAGCTGCGCGATCAGCGAGAGCGATCGGATACCGTCGATCCGGAAGTCGTAGCTCGCGACATCGATCAGCGATCGGTCCGGTACCGGCCAGTCCGCGAGCGCGGCCTCACGAAGGAACCAAGCGGACGTCGGATCATCGGCGTCAAGGAGCGAGCCCGTCTCGGTCTCGAGCGCATACCTGACGGCGACTTCACCGTCGCCAGCGACGACGACGTCCGTCTCGTCGAGGAGGCGACTCAGCGTCTCCGTCGCCCGGCCTTTCTGGCCACGCACGGCCTCTCGCTTCGCCGCCGCCATCGATAGCGTCGCGTGCGGGCCACCGAGGATGACGCGCGCCCGTCGGCGCGCGATCCGCGCCATCGCGAGCGCGGCGGGGAGCTGAGGCGAGTTCGCCGAAAGGCAGACGTGCGACGGCCGATCGCGGTCGAGCATCTCTCGGAAGAGACGTAAGTACGCACCGCTACCGCCATAGCCCGAGCAGTCGAGTACGGTCGTATCCGTCACGCCGTGAACGCTACGGAGCGCCGACGCGACCTTCAGGACGCCGAGCGGCATAAAGACGCGCTCGTCGAGTAGGAACGGCGACGGCGGATTGACGACGCAGACGCGCAGCATCATCGTGCTCCCAGCACTGGTCGCGCGCGGAGGATGTCGGTCAGGCGTACCATCTCCTGCTGCTCGGCGTCCGTCCGCTGGAGAACGATCAGTGTCCGAAGTCGCTGTTGGACCTCGACCAGCTCGCGGTGATCCTCAATCCCAGTCGGCCACGGGGTCACCAGTGCGGCAGAGGCGAGCATCTGTCGCTTCCGCGGCCCCTTAAAGTGCAGGAGAGCCGCGTGCGCTCCTGGATGCGACGCGTCTGGCGGAAAGTTATAGATATCGCCAGGAAGCGCCCGCACGACAAGCGATGGGTCGCGCGCGATCTCGGCGACGACGCGCTGCTCGCTCAGCCAGTCCTGCTCGGCTGGCTGGAGCGCACGCCAAGCTCGCGAGACGTGATGCCAAAACCGGCGCGGCGAGTTCGCCGGTACAAAGACGACGCCCGTGTTCCACGGACAGCGCGCCAGGAAGTCGGCGCTATAGGTGACATGCTGATAGGCGCGGTCCGTGAGCCCGACGTGCCAACCAGGCACGGCGAACACCTCGCGGACGTCTCGCTGAAACAGGATATCGCTGTCGGCGAAGACAAGGTCGACATGTGGCATCTGCCGTTCGGCACGCGCGTATAGCTCGAGTCGCAGATCGAGAAGGACCGCCGCCGAGCGCGTCCCGTCCCACACCCGATCGATACGGATCACGGTCTCGGTTTCGGTCTGTATTGTTGAGGCATCGCTGAGCTGGACGAGCGTCACGCCCGGACACGCTCGCCGAGCTGATTCGACCATCAAGCGAGCCCGTGCGATCACCTCGTCGCGAGGATGCGCCACAAGGAAGAACGTGATCGTCATGCGGCGACGGCCTCGACCGTCACGCATCGCCACGGAACGAGGGCGGCCAGCGTCGTATCGCCCCAGCCGGGCCGCGCGACGCTCAGGACGTGCTCCGGTAGGAGCGGCGTGAGCTTTTGTACGTTCGCCCGTCCCTTCTCGTGCGCGTAGCGATAGTCGTCCACAACGTATACCGTCTCAGGTACCGATAGCGCACGAATGAGCGGCAGGTCGGCATCCTGAATGCGCCCATCAAAGAAAAAGAGGTCAGCGCGCACGCCGGCGTCGCGGAGCTCGGTCAGCATCTGCGTGCTCAGACAGTAGGGGAATTGCGTCACGGCCGATGGCGTCGGAAGGTCGGCCTTCGGGAGGCAGTCGTTATCGCGGTCGCAGGTATAGATCCGGTCACTGGCCCGGAGGGCAAGCGTCGAATGACCAATGAACGTTCCGATCTCGATCACGACCTTCGGTCGGACGATTTCGCAGATGACCCGGAGTGCGAGGCCGGTCTCCTCGTTTACGGCCCCGGTCTGGTACCGAGCCCGCGTACGCCACGTATCAGCTAGCGCGTAGGCGGCTTGGACCTCGGAGCGCCACGCCGCCGGAGCGGCACGTACGCCGGCCTCGACGAGCAGGCCGAACGCCTCACCGGTCTTCGTCTGGATCGGTATATGGGCCATTGTCCTCACGGCCTGCGCCTTCTCTACCTGATCGGCACAAGCGGCGTTCGGTAAATCCCATTCGCGAATCAGCGCCTGCATGAGCCCATCACCGTGGAAGACGCAGCAGATCGGATACGCCTCCAGCGCGTTCCGCATCTCGGCGACGGCATTTGCCATGATGCGGGACGTCTCGTAGGTCACGCCGCCCGCGTCCCACGTGTAACCGCCCTGCTTAGGTCCGTAGTGCGGCCCGGCATGACGGACGCCGGCGCGCGACGAGTTATCCATACCGTGGATCTCGAAGTGCCGATAGCCGAGGACGCCACCTAGATGGATCGCCGTCAGCCCGATCGACGACCCGCCGAAGATGATCAACTGGCCCGGGTCGTGCGTCGCGACCCAGTCGTCAGTCTCCTCGCCGGAGTTCGTATGCCAGAGTACGACGCGCCGACCGTCGAGCAGTCGCCACGTCTCCGGCGGGCAGCACGACGCCATCAGGTACGTCACGCCGTCGATCGGCGGATCAAGGTGTTTGATCTTATGCGCCCGTGGATCCATGTCGGCGTGATAATCGGCCACGACCCCGCGGTCGGCGAGAAAGCGCGTCGCGCCGGACATCGAGAGGATTGGCCGCGCGAGTTGTCGCCACGTCTCGCCGAGCGATGGGCCGTAGCAGGCAATCGAGATCGGCTCTAGCCCGCGCGGTCGCTCGTACCGGAGTCGTGGATAGCCGCGCGCGGCAGCAACGCGGACAGCCTCAGCCATCTGCGCCGCGCGATCCGGAAACGACATTGCGGCAATGAGATGATAGGGAATCTTCATACCATAGCCTATCCCCCCTAGATCGCACGTGCCCCAACATTCCAGGCGATCACGTAGCCGCCATCCATGACCTTCGCGGTGGTGTTCGCGACTTCTGCCTTCGCGTCAAAGATGAGGTTCCCACTCCCGGAGCAGAGCAACTCGCCGGCGATCTCGAGGTACCGGATGGCGCCAGCCGTCCCCGACGTGATCTGCATAATGTCACCAGAGCTTTGACGACCGGTCGTCTGCATCGCCAAGGCAGGCGCGGCGGCCGCCTGCGTGAAATGACCGCGGAAGTAGGCGTACCGGGCCGCCGGGAAGGTTGCGATACCTATATTGATTCCGCCGGCCGCCGAATCGAGCGACCACGGGATGACGGCGCGAATTGCATAAATGAAGCCGGACGCGATCGGTACCGTCAGCGCGTTGATATTCGCGGTGACGGTCGTCGCAAAATTCTGCGTCGCAGTCATCGCGAGAACCTGTGCGCTCGGAGGCGACCCAGCTGCGCCGGTTGGACCGGTCACGCCGGTCGAGCCCGTCGGTCCCGTCGGTCCCTGCGCGCCCTGCACTCCCGTCGGACCGGTCGGTCCGGGTACCGTCGAGTCTGCACCCGTCGAGCCCGTCGGTCCCGTCGGTCCCTGCGCGCCCTGCACTCCCGTCGGACCGGTCGGTCCGGGTACCGTCGAGTCTGCACCCGTCGAGCCCGTCGGTCCCGTCGGTCCCTGTGCGCCCTGTACTCCCGTCGAGCCCGTCGGACCGGTCGGTCCCTGCGCACCCTGTACTCCGGTCGGACCGGTCGGTCCCTGTGCGCCCGTCGGGCCAGTTATCCCAGCCGACCCGGTCGCTCCGGTTGGCCCAGTCGGTCCCGTCGGTCCCGTCGTGCCGCTCGTCAGAGCCTCCTCGATATCCGTGATGACCTTCTTCGTGATCGTGAGCGCGATAAAATCGCCAACGGTGACGACGCGCGCGGTCGTCCCTTCCTGCGCGCGCGAGATCGTGAACATATCGCCGGTGATTGCCGTGACGCGGACGATCTCGGCATTCGTCGGATCGGGGAAGGCTCCACTCGGCCAGATCGTCGCGTTGAATGGGGCAATTGGGAAGCGGCTGCCCTGCCCGGCACCGACGGTCAGCGTAGTCCCAGAGGCCGGAGGGCTCGGCGTAGTCGCAACGGTCGCGACCGCAAGATTTTGGTGCGCGTCGAAGCTGGGCATCGCGACCTATCGGGTTAATGTACCGCGCATCGCCTCATAGACGAGTAGCGTGACGTCGACGAGTTTGTCGCCCCCGACGAGGAGATCATCAAGCTTGAGATCGGCATCACTGTTGAGATCCCCAACGGTCCCGTCGAGGACGGCCGTCACGCCGTCCGCCATATACGCGCGGAACCACGTCGCGCGCGCGACGGCCCCATCAGCCGGGACTCGCTCGAGCACCCGGGCCTGCGCGACGCCATTGATCGGGGAATAAAACGCGGGCACCGCGAATCGGAGCCGCGCGAGTTCTGGTCCCGTCGGCTCAGCCCCAGGGTGCGTCGGCAGATACCCGCCATATAGCACGAGCCAGCCGCCGTCGAGGCACGTCCCGATCGCCTCGGCCTCTGCGTTGAGCGCCGCCGTCGCCCGCCACGCCATCAGCGCGACCCCCGACCTCGTATCTGACGGATTGGGTACCAGCGTCCCGCGAGCCGCTGCTGAATAGCCCCGTTCCGCTGCCGAAAGACGCGCCCCAGAATCGTAAATCGATCCCACGCGATCGGAATCCGGTGCGTCGGACCCCCCCGCAGCACCCTCAGTACCGTCATGAGACGTTACCAGTATCGCGTCGCGCCGCAGACCTCGCAGATCGCAAGGCCGTTGCCCAGCAGTCGGTGCTGCGTATGCCGGATCCATCTCGGATCCGATCGCGCGACGCGCGCGTATGGGTCGCGAAATCGTGCCGCGACGGCGTCGAACCGGGCGAGATCCGGGCTACACCGCCCTTCACAGACGAGCGAGGCGACGGGCCACGCCGCGCGTGATTGGCCGACGTCGATTACTGGAAGCCTCACGACTCCTCCTCAATAATCCGCGTAATACGGCCTTTCTCGTCTCGCTCGACGCGCTTCGCCTTCGCCTTCGGCTTCGGCGGCGGGGTCGCCTTCTCGGTCGGCGCCTGCACGACGACCGCTGGCGCGGGGACGACAATCGGCGGCGGCGGCGCGACGTGAACGTCAACCTGTGGGGCTGGCGGCGCTTCGACGGTAACGGCCGGAGCCGCCACGTGGACATCCACCTGCGGCGGCAGTGGAGCCTCGACGTGGACCGACGGCGCCGGCACGACGATCGGCGCGGGTGCCTCGACAACCGCGGCCGGCACATGAATCGCCGGGGCCTCGACCTGCACGGACGGCGCGGGCGGGGCCTCGACGTAGACGTCCGGAGGGACAACCGTCGGCTGGACCGTGACGTGTGGCTCGATCGACGGAACGTGGACATGCGTCGTAATCGCCGGGGCCGCTGGAGAGAAGACCGGCGGCGGCGCAGCCCGTAACGTCGCCTCGAGCCGCTCGAGGATCGATTCGATCCGCGCGAGACCAGCATCCTCCCCCTTCGTCATCGATGGCTCGTCAGGTATAGGCCGTGGCGCGACGGGCGGCTCGCCTGCGAGAGCTGGCGGCAGCTGGGCGCGCTGGCGCAGGTATCGCTCCAATCCCTCGTCAGGGAACAGTAGACCCGCGTTCGAGGTAGCCGTCAGAAAGTTCGCCAAATCCGTGAGCCCGATCTCCGCGACTGGCCCGTGCGCGAGCGACGGGCTGAGCGCGACCGGCCAGCCGTTGAGGCTCACGAGCGTCGGGATCGCGAAGCGGTTGATCACATCGCAGATCCCGTCCAAGAATCCCGACGCGGCATGACTGAACGTGTCGCGCGCGTCCTCGCGCATCGATCGCGCGCCAGCCTTCTCGTGACCGACGAGCATGAAATCGGTCATCATCGAGATCGCGATCTCGGCGTTCAGTTGCGCGATAACGGCCGTAATGTCGAACTGCCGACCGCCGGCCGACGCGAGGAGTTCGAGCGTCCAGCCGAAGGGTTTGATAATCCCTTCATGTTCGTCGCGCCGAATGTTCCGGACGATCTTCTCCGCCGTCGCTTTGAGCGTCACGGCCTTCGCATCGTTCGTATTCCAGATGTCGAGCCCCTGCGGCGGCGTCAGGACAGGTAACCCTGCCAAATCGCGCTCGATCCCAATCCCGCGCACGATCTGGATCCGGCGCTTCAAGTAGTACGGCACGTACGCCGTGCGCAGAATACTGACGCCCTCAGGCGAATTGCGCTCGACGAGTGTACGGAAGAGAAGCGACTTCGTAATCGGGATCGAGACCTCGCGGTACGTCGGCGAGGTCAACTGCTGCACCATCGCCCGGATACCGCCAGTCTCATCGAACTCCCAGCGTCGCAGCGTCTCCTGCCCACGTATCGCCCACTTGCGCCAGCCGATTCGCTGGTCGGCGAACCGGGACCGTGTCGTCGGATCGTTCGTGGCCCCCTCGCGCCGCTTGAAGACGACCTCGAAATAGCTCCAGCCGTAGATCAGGAACGAAAAGATTTCCCCGAGCAGGTCGCGCCAACTCTGGCTCATATCGTCGAAGAGCGCGCCACGGACGAACTCGGCGATGCCGTCTGCTTGGGGATCGCCGGCGCGCGCGCTATCGATACGGAAAGTGGCTTCGCGCGCCAGCGTGGTATAGGCAAGGAGCGACGCGCCGATAATCGGATCGTTCCGCGCCATCTCGCGGAACGTCTTGACGCCGCTCGTCCCGCGAAGCTCGCGAAGGAACTCCTCATCGAGGACGCCGCTCCAGTGCTTCAGCCCGGTCGCGCCGATCTCGACGAAGCGCTGCGCCTCCTGACTGGGTACCAGGTTAACGACGGCCATGAATGGCGAGCTCCTGGCCACCGAGCGACCGAATCGTGGCGAAGATGTCCTGGGCTTGGCGAATCTGCTCGGGCGAGCCACCAAGGATCATCTGCTCGCGACCGAGCGGATCGTAAAAGACCTGATCAGCTCCCTCGAATGGTCGAGCGTCGATCATGATTCCGCCGCCGTCCGTGATATCGCCGTCGGCTGAAGACCGAGGCACCGCTCCAGCCATGCGTACCCGCAGCGCGCGCAGACCCGATGGAGGTGTGGGAGAGTCCTGCTATCGCCAAGGCGTTGGATCGGTTCATAGCCACCGCTCCCATTCGAGAGACACTCAGTGACGCAATAGCGATAGCTCGCCTGATCCGATCCACAGGCGCGGCAGAAGCTCGCGAACGGCAGCAAGTCCATCATCGCGCGCGATTCTCGCGTTCACAGTATAGCCGAATCCCGGAGTACCGCGAGCGCGCCGGCTGGCGTTTGTGGCGCGGGCGCCCGACGCGTGGGCGCCCGCGCGCGACTACCCCCGCGGACCCCGTGACTCGGTTAACGCCACCAGTCGCCACGCTCGCCTCGCACGACGGCCCACGGGCTCGGTGTTTCGCCGACGATGATCGGCGAAGCCCCCTCCGGTAGCGCCCCCTCGGTCTCCTGGACCGAGGCGTAGATAGCCGCCTCGCCACGGTCCGGGCTCCGGCCTAGTCGCTGGCGCACAAGATCCTTCTCCTCGATTGCTAATCCGCGCGTCGTCATCGTCCAGCGTACAGCCGTGAGGTCCGCCTTCAGGACTGGGTCCGGCGGCAGGGCATAGCGCTCGGTATTCGACGGGTCGAGCAATTCCCGCATGCGCCAGTACCACTTCGCCCGCCGATTCGCGAAGCGAATCCGCGCACGAGGGTCAGCGGCGCGCGTCGTCTCATCGGTCCGCTCGGATCCAATCAGCGGCACGACCAGCATCCGGTAGGCCGTCGTACACTGATCGACACAGGAGAGCCCCCCGCCGATCGCGTCGATCTGGACCGGTACCTCGCGGCTGCCGACGGCGGACCAGATTAGCTCGGCGCCCACGATACCGTTGGCGACGGCTGCGCCCGGGTAGGTCTTCAGCGGCGCGAGCCACGGGCCGCGCCGGAGCGCAATCGCAAACTCATCCTCGCCGCCCCAAGCGGGATCGACGCCGATTTGACTGAGCGGCCACCGCTCGCCGCCATCAGGCGTCCAGCGCGCCTGCGCGGCCTCGACCCAGGCCGTCGGGATCACTTGGCGCCGATCGTCCGGGATCGCTGCGGCAAAATCCCCTGTCCGGACGAGCGCCCGGATCGCGTTCGGCATCGCGTCCAGCACGTCGGCGTAGCCGGTCCGCAGATAGTACGGATTATCCTCGACCGTCGAGGGAAGAAAGGTCCGGCTCCGCGGCGTGAGGCGACGGCCGCTCACAAGGACGGGATCGGGCCGCGCGGATCCGCTCGTCGGGCCGTCGACCTCGAGGCTCTCACCCTGATCGCCCTCGACATACCAGCGAAGCTCGCCCGGCTTAGCCGGCCGCGGATGTGATCGCAGCAGCCACGGCCCCCAGTACTCAAGTACCCATTGCCCAGCCGCCGTGAGCGGAGGATTAAAGGTCGCGACGACCCGCTGCCGCTGCCCGGGGATCCCGGAGCGCAACCAACCGATTAAAAATCGGTAGGCGTCGCTTGGAATTTCGGTCAGCTCATCGAATCCAATCAAATCGCTCGCCTTCCCCTTCTGCCGCAACCAATGCTGTGGCAGATGCCCCGCCGCGCGGAAGGCGATCTGACGGTCACCAGGTAGCTCGCGCCACGCGAAGTGCGCCGGCACGCCCCGGATACCGATCAGCTCGATGCTCTGCTGCCAGAGCCCGCCCGCATCGCGGAATTGCGCGAACTCGCGACGGTAAATCGTCGTACGCCGATGCTGCGTGACGGCGAGACCGAGCATGAGATAACTCTTCCCGCCGCCACTCCCGCCGCCAAACGCCAGTTCGTCGGCCGGACTCTCGACGGCCGCTTGTTGCGGCGAGAGTAAGCGCCCGTCTGGCATGACGATGCCGCCGCCGATCTGACGGCCATGCGTATCGAGACGCGGGCCGATCGGCTGCCCACAATGCGTACACGTCCACGCCCCCGTACGCGTCTGCCCAAGACAGGCTTGGCATACGACGCCGAGCGGTTCCCAGATCGGCGCCGTGTGAGCCGGAGTTGGGTCCGTCGAGGCCGACTCGAAGGCATCGGCCATTTCGGTAAGGACGCGCCGCCACGAGATCGAATCGCGTCGCATCTACGAGATCGTTCGCTCGCCCGACGACGCCGAGGCGAGCGGACGCCCGGACTCTTCGTCTCGCTCGATGGCGGCGCGACCTGCGCGGTCCTCGCGATCCCCAAACAGCGTCCCCTGCGTCGCGGATACGCAATGCGGCGAAAACCAGATACACTCTCCGCGGCGGTTCCCAAACGCTGCTCGCCACATCACACAAGACCATGTCGGCGGCATCTCATGCTCGCCCGCATAGCCACAAAGCGCGATACGAAACTGCGGATCAGCCCCGTGGTCAATGGCCCACGCTCGGACGGCAGCGCTCACGTCGTCTCGATCATCTTCAGCGTACATTGGCGTATCGTCCGCGCGTAGAGCGTGAACGTAAGGCGGATCGAGCAAGATACCCGTCAACCCTAACGAGGAAATAGACGGGCCACACACGCGCATCCAGTCTCCCGAGCAGACGCGAACGCGTCGCAGCCGGGCCGCGAGCGCCTGAAACCACGGTACAAGCGACCGCGTCGGTCGATGCACGCCCTGTGGACTCTTTACTACCAAGCGGCGCGAGATACCAGGATGACCTATCCGTACGAGTTCGCCCGCGTCGTTGACGCGCCACGGGCCTGTATCCTGGCGACAGAAGTTACTCTTCCCGATCCACATCGAGACTCCCCACACCCACCAGCCC